CGCCGCCCTTCGGCGCGAGCGCGAGCGCCAGAAGGTCACCAACGCCTACCATCGTGTGTTCAGCACCAAGGAAGGCCAAGCGGTCATCGCCGACCTCAAGGCGCAGTTCGCGACCGAAAGCCAAGTTTTCCTCCCCGGCTACGATTTCAACCCCGTGGTCGCTGCACTCCGCGATGGCCAGCGCGGTGTGATCCTTCACATCGAAGCGGTCCTCCGCAGGCCGGTCATCGCGGACGGCGACATCGAAACTCCTAAACGAAAGGTCAAAAAATGAGCAAGAAAACCGAACCCAAAAACGACATCCCGCCACGCCCCGAAATGGACCCCATGCTCGGCGACAAAACCATCGAACTGGTCGAGTGGCTGCGCGACTACGCGCCCGAGGAATTTCAGAAGACCTACGCCGGTCGCGAGACCCATCTCGGTTACCACCCGCATCAAGACTGATGCGCTGTTTTGACTGATACCATTTATGGAAGACACCACAATCGACACCTCCGGCGAGGAATCACTTCTCGCCGCAGCCGATAACACAAGCGCCTCTCCGGAGGCACAGGCGCAGCAGCCCGCTGCGGAAACCACGCAACCCTCAACTCCCTCGACCGGCTGGGTGAATCCAGACGGCACCTTCGGAGACAAGTGGCTCGATGCCCTGCCCGACGATGCGAAGGACTACAAGGACACGCTCTCGAAATACAAAAGCGTTCCCGACATGGCGAAGGCGCTCGCGAACGCGAATGCGCTCATCGGGAAAAAGCTCGGCGTCCCCAACGAGAAATCCTCACCCGAGGAGGTAGCCGCATTCCGCCGTGCCATGGGCGTTCCCGAGTCGATTGAGGAATACAAGTTCGCTCCGGACTCGCTGCCCGAGGGCATGACATGGAGTGACGACATGGCGAAGCCTTATGCCGAGATCGCGCACAAGCACGGCATCCCGCCCTCGGCCATGAAGGAACTCGTCGCGCAACACGCGAAGACCGAGATGTTCAAATTGGAAGCGATCCAAGCGACCTACGAGAAGCAGCGCACCGAGGCCGTGCAGGGTCTCCAAAAAGAGTGGGGAAATGATTTCGGAAAAAACATCGGACTCGCCAAGCAGGCCGCGAAGCTCGCGGGCGTGGATGCGAACTCACATGGATTTTCCGATCCCGAAGTTGTGCGTGGATTCGTTCGCATGGCGCAAATGATGAGCGAGGACAAGGTCGGTCGCTCCATGGGCGGCACCGAGTTTATGACCGGCGCGGCCCGCGCCAAGGACATCATGTCGAACTCGGAGAATGCTTGGCACAAGCGTTACATGGAAGGCGACCGCGAAGCCGCCGCGCTCGTCACCTCCTTGCTCAAACAGGGATGAATTTCTGCGGGGTAGTGAAGAGGCATCACACCAGTTTCATAATCTGGAATCCCGAGTTCGATTCTCGGCCCCGCTAATTTTTGACTGATACCATGTGATGGTGTAGAACTCACACCGTCAGAGCAGACACCTCCTTTGTTGAGCCTGCTCCCTAATACCCGCCGTCGAAGACCCCGATTGGGACACTCGGAAGCGAAGGGAGCAACGAACCATCAGTTTCGACTGATACCAACCAACTCAACACAAGGAGAAAAAAATGGCAGACCTCAATGGCGTTCTGACGAATGTCCCCAACCACTACACCACACAGTTCGACGCGAACTGGAAACACCTCGTTCAACAAAAGAACAGCAAGCTGAAAGAATATGTGACCATCGATTCCATCGAAGGAAAAGAGAAGTCCTACAATCAAATCGACACGACCTCGATGACGCAGATCACGGATCGCTCACGCGACACCCGCATCAGCGATCAAGCGATGGCTAAACGCTGGATTCGCCCGCAGCAATACGACTGCGCGAAACTCGTAGACGAATGGGACGAGCAACTCCTCGGCGAAGTCGTCCTTCCCACCAGCCCGATCATCCAATCGCACGCTGCCGCCTATGGCCGCACCTGCGACACGATCATCATCGGCGCTCTTGGCGGGACAGCCTTTACCGGCACGACCGGCACAACCGCAACCGCATTGCCTGCTGGCCAGAAGGTCGCAGTCAACTATGTGGAATCCGGCACCGCCGCGAACTCGGGCCTCACCATCGGCAAGCTCCGCGCTGCGAAGTTCCTCTTCGACAGCAACGATGTCGATGAGGAGGAGGAGCGCATCTTGGTTGTTTCGGCCAAGCAGCTTCAAGACCTGCTCCGCACCACGGAAGCCACCAGCGCCGACTACAACACGGTTCGCGCCTTGGTGGACGGCAATCTGAACACCTTCATGGGTTTCAAATTCCGCCGCACCCAACTGCTTCCGAAGACCAGCACGGTCCGCAGCGTTTACGCCTATGTGAAGTCCGGAGTCATCCTCGCCGAGCGCGGACTCAAGACCCACATGGACATCCGCACGGACCTCTCGCACTCCCTTCAAATCCGTTCCGTGGCCAGCCTCGCTGCTGTTCGCATGGAAGAGAAGAAGGTCGTCGAGATCGCCTGCGACGAAGCCTAACCAAAACCCGCTGGCAGACCGGGAAAAGTCTGCCTTCCCCCCTTTTTCCATTTTCTAACGCGCCTCAATGACAGACATCCAAATCTGCAACCTCGCTCTCGCCCGACTCGGTGACGCCCGCATCACCTCGCTCTCGGACGCGACCGCGCAGGCGCAGTATTGTTCTCTGTTCTACGCGCAGACTTTGGAGGAACTCCAAACGGAGTTCGACTGGCAGTTCTGCCGGAAACTCGCCTCGCTGACCGCTGACGCCACTTCTCCAGCCTTTGGCTACGCCCGCCGGTTCGCGGTTCCCTCCGACTTCCTGCGACTGATCCGCCTCAACGGGATCGATGAGGATGAGAACTTCTCCAAATGGGAAATCGTGGATGGATTCATCCACACCGACCTTGCCGCACCCGCGCAGATCGAATACATCGCCCATGTCACCGACGCCGCGAAGTTCCCGGCGGTCTTTGTCGAAATCCTTTCCGCAAAGCTGGCCACGAACCTCGCGATGCCGCTCACCGGCTCGAAAGACCTTTTCACCCAGATGGCCGAGGTTTTCTCGGCCAATATGCAGCGCCCGGTCGTCAAGGCGCTGATCCTCGCGACCGCCAAGGACCGCCCATCGACCACGCTTACCGAGGACGAGCTTTGCCGCCAAGCGATCTTGCGGGTCGGCACCGCCGAGCAGTTCGGACCCTCCTCGCAGGCGATGCTCCTCGCCAAGTCCCTCTACCCGCAGGTGCGCGATGCGCTCCTCCTCGCCGGATCGTGGACATGGGCCATGAAGTCCACCACGGTTATCGAGACGCTCCCGCGTCCGGAATACAAGTGGGCCTACCGCTACGCGATCCCATCGGACTGCCTGCGCGTGTTCCGGGTCAACGATTACGACTATTCGACCGGCGACTCGGCGTGGGAAGTGTCGGGCAATTTCGTCCTCGCCAATGCCGATTCCGGCTCGCCCGCATGGGTCACCGGTCGCACCTATGAAGTCGGCAATGCCGTTTCCAACAACGGCGCGGTTTACCGCTGCCTGGTTGCCGGTTCGACCAAGCAACCCGGCGTCACCTCCAGTTGGACGACCGATTGGGATGTCTGGCTCGGCACGGCGATCACGCTGGAATATGTCAAGAAAGTGACCGAGGTCACCCTCTTCGACTCCTTATTCATAGACTTACTCACGGCCAACCTCGCCTCCAAGCTCGCCGTCCCACTGACCGGCGATGCCAACAAGGCGGCGCTGCTCGCCAAGGAAACCGAACTCCTCGGCAAAAGCCCCGCCATGCGCCGGGACTCCACCGAGCGCAAGGGTCGGATCAAGCCAGCGTGGATGTCCTCCAAACTCGTCTCGTCCCGCAATGGCGGCGATGGGGTCGATGCCGCGCAGGTCAGCGGAGGCGGACCCGCAGGCGGCGTCAGCTACCCCTCGCTCCTTGTCACCGTGGGATCGGTCACCAACCTCCCCACCGGCTCCACTCCCACGGTCACCAACACCGGAGTCAACGACACCGCCGTTCTGAATTTCGGACTCCCGCAAGGACCGGCGGGAACCGTCAATGTCGGCACCACCACCACCGGGACCGCAGGGACGAACGCCAGCGTTGCCGCCACCGGCACCCCGGAGAACCGCGTTCTCAATTTCACCATCCCTCGCGGAGACCAAGGCATCCAAGGCATTCAAGGGTTGACGGGAAACACCGGAGCCGTTGGCCCCGCGAATTCCCTTTCCATCGGAACGGTCACCGCTGGCCCGACCGCTGCGGCCTCGATCACCGGCACCGCTCCGAACCAGACACTCAACCTCACCCTCCAACAGTCCGCGCTCCTCTCCTCGGCCAAGACAAGACTGACCGGCAACGGAACGCTCAAAACCTTCACCGTCTCGGGACTCAAGTCGAGCGACCCGAACCATGTCATCGTCTCGATCAACGGTGTCGTGCAGGAACCCACCACCGACTACCTCGTCAATCAAGGCGCAGGCACGATCACTTTCACCACCGCGATCCCGAACAATGCGAAAATCGTTGTCGTCGCCCTCGGCCTCTACTCCCCCACCACCCAGCGCGACCCGGATAATTTCATCCACTCCTTTGCGCTGAACACCGCAGGCACCTTTTCCTACTACGGCTTGCTTCTGAATTCCGACATCCCCGCCACCGGCTCTCCTGCTGCCGTGGCCAAGTGGACCATCACTCGTTCCGCCCTCTCCGCCAACGGAACCGTCACTGCCACCGCCCAAGCGACCAATGTCGCGTGGACCAACCGGGAGACCTCCACCTACGCATGACGACGATTACCGAATCAAATATCACCCAGCAACTGGATTTGAGCCAGTTCCAGATCGTTTTCCCAGAGGAAATCCAATCGGTCGTCGAATATCCGCAGGCCGCAAATTTTCCGGAAATCGGAAAAGCCCAGCGCCTCTACATCTCGCTGGATTCCGGCCTGCCCTACCGCTGGAACGGCACCGCCTACACTCCCGCCGCCGATCTCCCCGCGACTTTTTCCGATACGCCGCCCGCACACCCCTACATCGGGCAGCGATGGACACACACTTTTGACCTCACCACCTACGAATGGTTCGGAGGGAGTTGGGTCGAAAAACCAACCAACAACTAGAAAACACTACTACCATGGCAGCTATCTCCTTCCCATCCAGCCCCGCGCTGAATGACATCCACACTGTCGGTTCCCGTTCGTGGAAATACAACGGCACCGCTTGGAAACTCGTCCCTCGCACAACCGATGCGGTTGTCGAAGGTGCGAATAACCTCTACTACACCAACGCCCGCGTGGCCTCGGCCCCAGCCGTGTCCGCCCTCGAATCCCGCGCAGGCGCGATTGAGAGCGACATCACCGCCATCGAGTCGGCAGCGACGAGCCTCACCACCCGTGTCGGCACCGCCGAGGGAGAAATTGATTCTCTCCAATCCGGCCTCTCCACCGCCCAGAGCAACATCACCGCGCTCGGCGTTCGCGTGGACGATGTCCTTTCCAATGTCGATGGCACCGCCCTCGATTCGCTCTCGGAAATCGTAACCGCTTTCCAAGCTGCGGATTCCAACCTCAACGGAGCCATTTCCAGCCTCGCTGGTGCCGCCTCCACGAACCTCGCCAATGCCGTTTCCTCGCTGGAAGCCGCCGATGCCGATTTAGCCTCGGACATTTCCGGCCTCGACGCCCGCCTCGACACGGCGGAGGGCGAAATCAACACGCTCCAGAGCGACCTCGACGCCGCTGAATCCGCCGCCAGCACTTTGGCCGGTCGGGTAACCAGTGCGGAAGGGGACATCGATTCGCTGGAAGGCCGCGCCTCCTCCTTGGAAGGCGGACTCTCCACCGCGCAGTCGAACATCTCCGCCCTCGAAAGCGGCAAGCAAATCAAAGATGTCGTCAGCACCACGGCCCCCAGCCACACCGCTGGCCTCCGCTGGATCGACCCCACCGACATGACCGAATACCTCTCCTACAACGGAGCCTGGGTCGAAATCGACAAGCAGTAAAAAACCATGTCCGCCCTCGCGTTTCCATCCACCCCGTCAGTCAACGACACCTTCACTTCCGGCACCCGGAAGTGGAAGTGGACGGGAGCGCGTTGGCAGGTCATGCCCGTCACCATCCCGGCCTCTCGCCTCTCTGGCGAGGGGGCGGAGATGGGCGACATCCTCGTCTTCGACGGCGAAGGTTGGTCACCCGTCCCCCTCACCGAGGGCGGATCCACCATCGCCCGCGCCGCCTGGGCCTCCCCCTACCACTACTACGGATCCGCTCCATCCGGCACCGCCGAAAGCGCGTCCGGCTGGACAATCACCCGCATGACCACCGACGCCGATGGAGTCGTCACCGCCTCCGGCACCGCCTCCGGCGCGTGGTCAAATCGCGCCTCACTTTCCTACTCTTAACACATGATCGCAACACCCATCCTCGCCTCGGGCGACAGCGTCTCCATCGACCCAACCGCAGCCGATGTCCTCACAGCCACCAGCGGAGCCATCAGCGCCGACGACGCCGGATCCGACAAACTCCTCTTCTGGGACGACTCCGCCGGCAAGCTCACCCACCTCGAACTCGGCACCGCCCTCAGCATCACCGGCACCACGCTGAACGCCAATACAGGCACTCAAATTTACTTTAATCAAGCCAACTACTGGATCCCCGCCGCCGCCTGGATACCCCGCACCACCAACGGCTGCGGCGTTGATTCCCGCGAAATCGGAAGCACCAACCGCCAAAACTTCGACGAACTCCTCTTCGACGCCGCCACGCTCGAATACGCCCAAGCCCTCCACATCCTTCCCAGCACCTACGACAAGACCACCGTCACCGTCCGTTTTTACTGGACTGCTTCAAGCGGCTCCGGCGGCGTTGTTTGGGGCATCCAAGGCCGCGCCCTCGCCGACGACAACGCGCTCGACATCGCCTTCGGCACGGCACAGACCGTCACCGACACGCTGCTCGCCGCCAACGACATGCACATCACCAGCGCCACAAGCGCCGTGACCCTCGGAGGCACTCCCGCCGCCAATACCCCCATCCAATTCCAACTCTACCGCGAGGCCACGAATGCCAGCGACACCCTCGCGGTGGACGCCCGACTCCTCGGCGTCGAAATCAGCTTTACCCCAGCCTAATGAGAGCGCGTCACAGACATTTTAATCCCAAGGCGGCAGGAGCAACAGCCGCTTTCGACGCCCGATATGGCATCGCTGTGGCGGACAATACTGCGGTCGATACATGGACAAATCGAGTTGGCGCAAATAACGCCACGCAAGCTACAAGCATAAACCGCCCGACCTTTAAAGCAACTGGAGGAAATGCCAACTCGCCCGCTCTATTATTTGACGGGACAAAGACGCGATTAGTTCATGCCATTCCAACTCTTGGCGCTCCATCGCTTTTCATGGCCGTCGCCACTCGCACCGGAGGAGCTTCGGGTGATATGGTTGCGTGTTTTATGCCCCCGTATACCAGCCATTATTCTCAAATTTACGCAACATTTGGGTCGGAAAACTGGGGTCTAAATCCAACAGACTCA